GATAATTGGTTCTTGATGGACACAGCGGTGGACATCCCACAGTAACTACCCCATCAACGACTGGCCTGCATATTACACTGTAGCGTCGAAATCGTCAGCATACGATCTCTTCATTAACATACGATGTTACATCACCGGGCAGTCGTCGAACTCGCCAGACCGCGCGTCGTTGATGATATACGTGATCACCCCAAATACCGGACGCGAAGTGTCGGATACCTCATCCTTATCTGGCAAACTCTCCCGTTTACCGTTCTCAAGGTTTTCCAGGTGTGGTCGCGGGTGTGTGCGATACCGCTTAATCCTAAACTCACCGCTATCTGTGCAAACCAGCAATGAACCATCACATGGAGACAGTGACGCGTCGACAACCAGCAAAGCACCGTTGAGGATACCTTCCCGGTAATGCGTTGCACCGGCTCGCATGAAATACGTTGCTGCCGGTCTTGTGATGATGCGCTTGTCGAGTGATATACGCTGTTCAACGTAATCCGTAGCCGGCGAAGGAAAGCCCATCAGAATACCCTCCCCATGTTACGCAAGATCCAGTAGCGATTGTCGCTTCCGTCAGTCGTCTTATCTGCGAAGCCTGGCTGGTATCGCTCGATCCATGCATTTGCATCTGCAACGCTGAAATGCCAGTGCCTTTCCTGCAGTTCAGAGATGAATTTGTCTGTATGCAGGCAGAGATAGCCCTTCGGGTTTTGCTGTATGGCCGCAATAAAAGCAGCACGAATATCCGGTTGACGAGGCATTAACACACCCTCACTCACTTATTGACTGTATGCATATACAGTAGTTTTTTTGCAAAAACAGATCAAGTACAGGCAATTTTCATTCATGAGAGGATCGGTATGTTTGTTGAACTGGTTTATGACAAGCGTAATGTTGAGGGGCTAGAAGGGGCCAGAGAGATCATACTGGCCGAGTTGAAGAAGCGGGTGCACCAGATTTTCCCTGATGCCGAAGTGAAGGTGAAGCCGATGCAGGCAAGCGGCCTGAATAGCGATGCCAGCAAAAGCGATCGGGAAAAACTGAACCGCATGCTGGAGGAAATGTTTGAAGAGTCCGATATGTGGCTGGTTTCTGAGTTCCCGACCGTTCGCCAGGTTGGCCTGTAAATCTTGTTCAGGTAATATTCCCGACGTTTGCTTGGGCATGAACTCTGAGCAATCAACCGCCGCTCATTCTTACGAAAAATGGCGGCGTTTTTTTTTACGAGCCCTGTTCCTGCTTTAAAGCCTCTTCCGCTTGTTTCTGATTCCAGATGCTGTCAGCTGGCATTTCTACACGAACGCTGACGAACTGGTCAGCCGGGATGTCAACCGGCTCGCCATCTGCCAATCCATCACGCTCATTCCTGGCAAATGCTGGCGCAGAAGGATGTTCGCGGTGATAGGTTTTTACCAGCACAGAGCCGTCTGCGTTAACCTCGTAGTCCAGCCATATAAGCGGTTGCTTATTCCTGTCTGTGGGAATCTCAAACCCTCCGTCGATACCTCCCCATGCAGCGTCTGAATTGAGTGCTTTACAGCCTTCAATAAGATATTGCCCGACATCCAGACGAGTGACCGTGACGCCTTCTGATTCGTCGTTAGTTTCATACTTACCATCAGTGAAGATTTTGACGACCGGGGATGCCTGCTTTATGAAGCCATTGCTATCTACAACAGTATTTTTATCATCGTATAATATCCTGCTATGAGTCCAGCCTGATGCTGTAGTGCCCCCAAAAACACGTACTTTTCCAGATGACTGAAAAGGCATTGAAAAAAGGCTATACGTATCACCTGCACGGGCAAATATTGTCGGTGAATAGTTCCATATATTCCATGGCTCTGGTATCTGTGCATTATTTCGAAGAACCGTAAGCCCATACCCTGTCAATCCAACAAGAAGATCATCCTGGCTCGTTGTGTTGAATATTAATGCCCCATCCGGACGACCAAGCCCAAACATGCCTGGCTGCATGACATCATTGCTCGTTGTTCCTGTGTTTTTCGTTGCAGAAGTTCCCAGACCGAGGTTTTTGCGAGCGCCAGTTTCAGTTGTCGAACCAGTACCACCCTGCTCCAGAGACAGCGCTGTAGTGAGTCCGCTTAGCGAGGTAATGTCATCGTTTGCACCTTTTGCCGCCTTGCCTGAGAGAGTAGTGGTAATGCTATTCCATGCTGGTCCCGTCCATTTCGTCCCATCCGGCAAAGTTACTGTTACATTGCCGTTTCCAGAAAAAATACTTTGCCAGTTCTGTTTGTCGTAATTCAGTCCACGCAGCGCTTCTGCACTTTGTGCCACCAGCGCAGCAGTTACCATGTTCAGCGCAACGCGGGGGACGGCTGACCAGGCAGCGCCGGATTGCGTTGGCCCGGTAAAGTTGCTGACCAGCGTCACCTGGGTATTACTGTCGACCGTTTTCACCGGCAGCGTGTAGGGCACACCGCCCACAGCCGAAACAATGAAATCACCTGCGGCGAGTTCGGTTGCGAATGAGGTTCCGGAACCGCCAACAACAGCGGACCCGTTTGTCAGGGTGATAGTTCCTGCAGACATATGCGCTCCTTTCGGGCAATAAAAAACCCCGCCGGAGCGAGGTTTATTCAAAAATGTTTGAGTTAATGGCAGGTGGTACTACTGAACGTGTTTGCGCTGACCCATGACCAGTTAAATGGGTAACCGGAGCGGTACTGGGTCTGGTTACTTTGCTTGCGCACTCCGTAAATCTGGACGATGTTTTCCTGTCCCCCGATCAGGGCCGTTCCGGTACATATGGGTTGCTGCTTCTGAAGAACGCCAGCGCAACCGGAGAGCAATACAGCCACCGCCAGGCAAAGAATCATGTTTTTCATCGTGGTTATATCCCAGGATATTAACGAAGCTAAACAATAACAAGATGAATCAAATGGATATAGTTGATTTTGTAGATCAATAACACATAATTGATCGCCGAAAACGATCAATCGTAGTTGACGCAGTTGATGGCCATAATCACGTTTCTCAGATTCGAATACGCGACGTTCTGAAGGCTTCCGCTGGGCGTTGTTTGTGGTCTGGCGAATATTCGCGTGTTGCCTCCCTCAAGTTTCGCCATGCTCTTGTATATCGCCGAGTAGGGCTGCGGCTGGCCGCCAGCCGATATCACTCCAGTAATCAAACCCAGAATGGCAGGCATACAGGCCCATTTCCCCGCCAGCGTGGTATTGATGTTATAGCCTGAACTTGCATCTACTCCGGCAGTACCGAGGGTTACCACATCACTGAGTGTGCGCGTTTCGTTTGTCAAAATAAGCGTCCCTGACGCATCCAAGACGGCCAGCCCGTAGTCTGGCTTTGTCTGTGGGAAAATAGAGAAAAAATAAACATACGCTGTGCCGGTTGCATTTGGTCTGAGGAAATCAATAGTGATGGTGTTCCCGCTTATCGTCTGGGTGATTTCCACCTCAACCGTGCAATGAACAAAGGCGACAACGGGCTGACCTGAGGGAAATGTGTGCGTCACTTTGGTATTGAAACCCGATGTCCCCTGTAGTTCTGCTGTCTTCCGTGCCTGCAACGAAATAGGCGAACTGTTAGCGGTGACCCATACTTCTCCGGCCGTCGTCGTCAGTAAAACGCCATACTGCGCCATTTATGCTCTCTCTATCTGGAAAATGATATACGCCGCGGCCGCAGGCTCAGTCCCTGCAGAATAGTCGGTATCGCCTACTGCCGATACCGTTGCGGTCCCACCTGAAATAGTGATCTTCCTCCGGCTTGTTCCCCACTGATCGCCGTTCATGATCTGAAAATAAGTAAGCTTACACCCCGGTGGAAGCACTACGGAGTAAGAGCCTGTTTTTTCATTCTGGGCCAACTGTAGGTAGCCGCTTACACTGACAGGCTTAATTCCATAGTTGTTCACCCTGCCTGAGGCGTCCCAGGTTTCAACACCGTAATGAGCCATCGCTGTTCATCCTAAAAAAGGGCCCCACCTCAGGCCCAATGTTTACCATGTTCCCGTGATTCTCCCGATCTGCACCCGCAACACATTGTTGGCGTCACGCACACTGATTGTCTGGTTTGTTTGTTTCATGGCTCCCTCTCCAGCTGTCGAACCGTAGTTCTCAAATGTTCCTGATTTATCCAGCCTCCATCCGACAGACCCTGCAACATAATTGTTGGACTGGATAAAGTTACCGATTTTGGCATTGGTGATCGTGCCATCCTGAATAAACGCTGAGCTGATAAAGACTTGGCCATTAACCACAGCGAACGGCGAATACTGGGTATCGCCACTGCCACTCATCAGTACGAACTGGTTAGCGTTGAAACCTACTCGGGTAACAATCGGCTGCCCTGCCTGCGCCAGAACGGCAATCGACATCCCGGCGTTATACATGATGCCGTTTATCCTCACGCCCGTTTTGAGGGTGTAGATAGCCGAAGCGCCGGAGGCATCAACGACGGCGGTAAGCTTGTCTTCCAGGGAAGCGGTAACATCCTCAATCTGCGCCTGCACCTGCGTCGAAAGTTCGGCCATTGCCTTATCAACTTCAGCAATGGTCGTTTTAACAACCAGGATATCGGCGCGCACTTCCCCGTATTGTGCCCACTGGTGCTCAACTGTTCCGTGGTTCGCCAGCGCATTCTGCATTGCGGCTTCAAGACTGGTATCAATGTCACCAGTGAGGCGCTCCCCATCAGCAGATGTAAGAAAATCGTCTGCGATATCACCCAGATAATCATCGGCGTTATCATTTGACATGCCGCGAACCCAGTCGGTCCAATCACTCTGATTACCAATGCGGTCAACCAGGCGGGCCCGGTACCAAAATTCAACACCGGCCTTTAAGCCCAGTTGGGTATAGGTGTGTTGTGGATAAGGAACTCCGGCAAGCAACAGAGGGTTATCACCGTTGCCGTTTACCGAATACTGCAACTCGGTCTGGAGCGTGTCACCTGTATCAATCGGGAAGGACCAGTCAATCTGTATACCCCAGTTGATTGCAGTGGTACGAAGTCCAATCGGTTTTGGGACTTCACCGGTGCGGCCGGTAAGATGGGTCAACGCAGAGGTGGCCCAAAGGCTGGACGCTCCCCCAGAATTAATCGCACGGACGCGCACAAGGTAATCGCCCTCGAAAATGCCAGGCACTTCGATATTTCGCAACCCGGTTTCAGGTACGTTTACCCACTCGTTATTTCCGCGCTTCCACTGTGCCCGGTACGCTATGACGTCCGACTGCAGTTTGCCGTCTTTATCAACTGGTGCATCCCATGAGGCGGTTAGCGTGGCCACGCGCTGCCCCTGGCGAACCGCATCATAGCTCGATACCACGATGTTGGTCGGCTGGTTAACTAGCCCGGTCGGAATCAGGCTTATCGGAGGAGTATCGAGGCGAGCGTTGTTATCAACGGCGTCGTATTTCGACGCGTTATACTCCGCACCGGTAATGGTGAAGGTGTTTTCCTCATCATCAAATTTTAGGTTCGTTACCCGGAAATACTGCAGGCGCAACTGACCAGCATCAATGACGAATACGGCATTAGGTAATGGCGCCGCCGTGAACGGCGTGGACAGGATCAGCTGCGTGCCATTTACAGCCTGTATCACCCGGCTTTCAACGGTACCGCCCTGGGTGCGAATCATCAGCGTATCGCCCGCCACCGCACTGGTGCCCCGGTCAGTGGTCACGGCCTTAAGACCAGCGTTATACCCGGTGATAC